CTTAGAAGAACGTAAGATGAGCTACGGTCGTACCGGGTACGCCTTACAGTTCATGTTGAATCCTAAGCTATCTGATGCTGATCGATACCCATTAAAGATAAACGATCTAATCATATCGGATGTAGATGTAGACTTAGCTCCTGAGAAGATTGTGTGGTCGTCTGACCCGGATAATACGGATCGTGACCTCCCAAATGTCGGATTAGCGGGGGATCGATTTAGGAGACCCTCTTCAACTGTAGGAGATATGATACCGTATACAGGGTCTGTGTTATCTATTGACCCCAGTGGGCGTGGTAAGGACGAGACAGGGTACGCTGTAGTAAAGATGCTTAACGGACAACTGTACGTACCTGATGCTGGCGGTATACGAGGTGGTTACGACGAAAGGACCCTTAAACAACTGGTAGCTATAGCAAAGGATAACAAAGTTAATAAGGTTGTTATAGAGTCTAACTTTGGAGACGGTATGTTTATGGAGCTAATTAAACCGCTGTTTCGTACCACTTACCCTGTAACCATAGAAGAAGTTAGACATAACAAACAAAAGGAGCTACGTATCGTTGATACCTTAGAACCTGTACTTAACTCTCATAGACTTGTTATAGACCCAAAGGTTATAACGTATGATTACAAGTCAGCTCTTAGCTATCCTATAGAACAACAAACTAGATATATGTTAATGTATCAGCTATCTAGGATAACAAGAGATAAAGGATCACTAGTACACGATGACCGTCTTGACGCTCTATCAATCGCTGTTGGTTATTGGGTACAGCAGATGGCTGCTGACGCTGACCAATCGATGGTTGATAGACAACAAGAACTACTTCATAAAGAACTACAAGATTTCACTGATAGCTTCCATAAAAGAAGCAACAGCTCTAAAGCGGTTCTTTGGATGTAGTAGTCGCTATCGCTCCTCCTACTTAATAACAAACCTTTGATTACTATAGTATCTGTTATATAAGGTGTTTTTGTAGTTAGTTTAAATACAGTTATATTATTATAGCTTCACCTTGAAATACTAAAGTTAGACTTTAGATTTACAACGTTTTACGTGTAAACACACCTATCCTTAAAAACTTATTTAAAGATCACGTTATCAATCATAGACCTTTTAGAGATGTTAGCGAAAGAACGGATGTATGAGCTAACTAAACAACGGATGTATTGATATGATGTAAGCTGCTGTATTTGTAAGGTTTACCTTTGTTAAAAGGAACTACTACAACAAGCGTCAGCTAATGTAACCTCTGTTGTTGTTGTTGCTTATTGCTTATTAAGAATACCTATCGGTAAGAGACCTCTTAAACGGACCTTTTAGGTACTATCTAAATCTCATTATTATACAAAGTAACAGCCGAAGGGAGTATGTAAAGCATAAAAGTTAAAGATGTAGTGTTTAAGCGGTGTACAGCTTGGTCGTAGATTTACCTATGAAAACGTCTCACCTTATGCTATAGTTACATCATCATCATGAATATCAACGAACAAACAGAAACGTTCCAGTACGAATTAGCAAAGCTAGTGTATAGGTTCAAGAAAGAATACGATCTTAACGATTACACTATAGCTGGATGCTTAGACTTCTGTAAGCTGTCTGTGTTAACTGAAACAGATGATGTTATCTTTGAAGGAGACTTTACAATTATCACCGATGAAGAAGAAGACACCAAAGACGACGACGAAACCTTCCCCCACTTCTAAAGACGCACCTGCTTCGACAGCTGCTCTAAAGGACTTACCGATCATTCGGAAGAGTATTAATCGACCGAAGGAAGATAAATGCGATGCAATCGGTACGATTCATATTGTATCCGAAGAAGAAGAGATGCACGTAAAGATGAAATTGGAGATGGATGACAAAACCCACGATATGCTTGTTAAAATAGGCAAAGAAGTAGCATCCGATGAGGATTATGTAGAAATCGCTGTGAGGGCTGGGTTAAAGCATTACATTCATCGTGCCGATGCAAGCGATAAGTAGCACTTCAAAAGGTTTCGGTAGAAAAATCTGACAGGTCGACGCTATATACGCGCGCAAGTTTTTTCCCCGTGTGTACCCGCAAGATTCTTATAGGGGAGGGGATGTTATTACAATTAGACATAATCAATATTGTGCGAACGGTGTTGACTATCAACGACTTACACAACAGATTTCCAGAGTTCCGCTAAAAGCTTCTATTTTTTTCGCAAATCAACAGATAAATAGGGTGTATTGCGTCAGTTGTTATTAGATCGAAAGCTTGTCGAAGTACTTTCCTTTTAGTTTATTTATGGATTTACTCTTGTAAGTTTTATTCTTTTTTCGCGTTCCGCTTTCGATCATAAACGATCATCAAACGATCAAAAGCAATCACAAACGATCATCAGTAATTCTGCTTATCTAGTCATTAGCTGCAGTTATAACACCTAGTAGAAAATCTTTAAAGAGTACCAATCTGCAATTTTCTTATCGCTGATCGCTTGGAGCTGTGTATTTGTAAGTTCATCGCTAGCAATTCCGCTATCGTTTAAACCAAGTCAATATTATGAAAACCAATATCATCTCTACACTTAAAGACGGTTACTCAATCGCTCAAACTCCGACACAACTTGCCAAAGTCAAACGCTGGCACAAGAAAGTCACTAAGACTGTTGCTAATTGCCATGCAATGCTCGATGAGTGCGACAAGTTAGACGCTGAGTTTGACAAAGTCGCAAGACGCATGGGATTAAAGTAACAATCAATAAACACCAAAATATCTAATAGAATGAAAAATTACAAAGAATACATCGATTACTGCCAAAGCTTGGCTGAAGATATTAATGACAGCTACTCAGATGATATTGATCTAAATGATCGCATCCATGAAATCGCTGATGGTTGCCAATATGTTATTTACTACGCTAAGGCGTGGGATTTAATAAATATGATGCGTGAATATAACCATGAGCTATTCAATGAAGCAGTTGAGGAAGTTCAAGGCAACGGCTTTGAGTTTGAGGGCGATATTAATGCTCACATTACTTGGATCGCTTTATTTCTCATTCGTAACGGCATTCACTCAGCTTATCAGCACATTGAATCGGAGGTAGTAGCATAATGAAAATATATCAAGTAGATTACATATCATTCGAAGGTCACAACACCGAAAGGTTCTTTTGCAATAAAGAGGAAGCTAACAAGTGGATAAAAGAGCATCGAGATAATTTAGATTACATCGACAAACCTTTACTTGTTGAACTGAAATCGACAAGGAAAAGAGACATTGTAAACTTTATTAATTTTTGGACAGACAAAGCATGAAACAAATCAAAGTAATCAATCGCATACCAACCGCATCCGATCAAATCGACAAAGAACTCGACAAGCTTTTCAATCCAAAGCTAAACAACTTCCTTGGATACGCTTTTCCGCTGATCTGCTGTATCGGATGGCTTCTTATCTTGTTAGCTATCCTGTTTTCATAAACCTTAAACCTATACCATAAAATGAATAAAATAACTATCTGGGAAACTACCAACGGAAACAATGTAAAAGCTTTAATGGGCAAAGATGACAGAGGCTTTTATGAGATCAAAATAAACGACAAAGACAGCGAGTTTTTTAGCGACATTAAAGAGGCTAGAAAGCGTTTCTGTTTCCTTGCTAACATTTCCTTACATTGGATCTCCTAACCTTACCTGACCTTAAAAATGAAAATAAAAGTAACCGATACAAACAACGATCACTGGTATATCATATCCAAACATCCTAAAAAAGATTTGAAAGGATTCTATAATCTATATGTAAAAAAGGAACTAGATTCTATTGAGTTTGTCACTCATGTTGTGAGTCAAGTTGAATACGAAGACTTGTGTCGAGGTAAAAAGCTTTTAAACACCTAACCGACTAACCTTACCTGACCTTACATAAAATGAATACTTACATTGAACATAAAAACCTTATTCCTTACTTACTTGAACTTGGATGGATGATTGCCAAAGATACCTGGACGGATTGTCCTCAAAAAGTATACGACAAGCTTGCAAAGTTATCCGTCGACGATCTTGAACTTGTTTGCATGGAATACCATAACTAAACCTTACCTGACCTTACAAAATGAAAGAATTTGAAGTTGAACTAAGTGCCACTACTTACCGAACTTTTTACATTACTGCTGAAAGTGCTGAACAGGCTGAAGAATTGGCTTGGGATGCGTTGGACGAAGACGAAGAAATCAGCGGAGCGTGGAAAGATAACGCCAAACTTGAAAGCGTAGAACCGACAAACAATTAACCTTACCTGACCATGAAACGCCAATACGAAGTACTAGCTTTGGACAAACAAAATGTACCTGTCCGAATAGCTACCATAACCGAAAACTCTAAACCGAAAGCTAAAGCAACTGGTCAAAGACTGGCAAAAGCACTTGGTCAAAGATTCCACGATATAAAACTTATAAAAGAATAAACGAAAATGAATTACCTACTCGGAAACAAAAACATAGTAGATTGGGGGGTCTTTGCTGAAGTGGAAGACTCTACCGATCCTGAACTTACTCAACAGATTGAGCTTGTCTTACCTGACCACATCCAACAGGAAATATACAAGCTGATTACTGACAACATAGACCAAGCCAAAGCTGTTGAAGCAATGGCACAATTTTAACCGACCATGAACTACTGGGACGAATTAGATAAAAGATTAAAGCTCGTTGAAAACCACCCAAAATTAAGAAAGATGTATAACAAATATGGAGAGGTAATGGGTCAAGTAGCTTTATCCATGCATTACAGCAAAATGTTTACGACAGAGGAAAGTAATGAGGTTATACATATTTTTAATAAGATATGGGACAAGAAAGCTGAAGAGGTGTTATCATGTCAGTGACAATATACCTAACCGACCACAACGGGCGAAAGATTGCTTTCTTTTATCGACTCGATAACGAACGCTACCTTACCTGTCCTCAATTAATCTGGGCATGTCGTCAGCATCCTGAGTACCAAGGCACAGCAGAATCAAAGGAGCATTTCATCGAACAAGCAAAGGATGTCATGCGTGAGCTTAACCGATCACCGAAAGTTTGTGATGTTTGCGATAAAAGCTTGCAAGGAATGGAAAATGAAGGCACAACTTGTAACGACCATAATTTTAACCGATAAAAACCAATACCTAAAATGAATACCATTACACCTACATTACCTGACCAGATAGAATTATGTTCCTTTCCTTTTCAAGACGAAGGGAAGTGGCACAACGCAACTATCTTCTTTTTTACCGATGATACTTACACGATTTATCAGTACGAAGATCACTACGATATATCAAAAGAAGAAGCAGATGAGTATTGTGAGGAGCATGAGCAACGCATCAGAGAGTATGCACAATATGTACACGATACAGGTACTGACCCACTTAATAATTATATGGGCGTTGCTCGTACCGAAACTAAAACATCTGTTGCTTTTGTTAAGTTTGGTAGATACATCGGATGCGACAAGAAAGGCTTTAGTGTTTTAAGTGTGGAGTGGGAAGGTAAGACTTACGAAAACCTAACCGAATTACCTAGTCATGTATATGATTACCTGTGCTTAAAGCGTGATGGTATTAGATACATTATGGAAGGT